CCAAGAGCCGACTGCTTCATCCTTGCTGAGGAAAGTCGTTTTTGTCGCACTAGGCATAGCGCTATGCCCGGCCTCCTCAGGAGTAGTTCGGCTATCGAGTAGCCGCTGAATTAAAGATTTCAATAATGCCATTTAAAAACCTCCTTGTCTCATTGTTTGTCTTGCATTGACTTTCTGCTGTAACTCATAGGCAAGTGCAGTCGGAAATACAGGCCACGCCACAAACGGGAAACCTTCGACTTCTGGCAGGTTTCTGAGCGCCTGTCGGTATGTCTCAAGACTGATGCGGTCTGCGTCATCCAGTGCTGATCTCTTGGCTCCTGCTGACCTAGCAACGGTGATATCAGGCAACTTCACATAGTCGTCTGTGTCGCTTATTCGTGCGTTTCTTTCCGCCTTGATCTCGTTGCTGTAACGTTCTTTGCAGAAGTCGTCGGAGTTCTCAGGCAATTCAGCCTGTGTGTAATATTTGCCGTCCAAGCTCTGATACAGCTCGTCAGTAATTAACTGGCTTTTGACCGCAAACTGCTGACCCGCCTTGAACTTGACCTTAGCCTGACCGATAAGCGGACGTTCTAAAACTTCGACCTTGAGGTTGTCCTGTTTAAGGCCAGGCGTTGTGAAGGTATAGAGGTCATATCCGTACTGGAAACCCTCGGGTCTGTTTAACGGCTCAATCGGAATTTCCTCTTGAACCTTGTCGCCTTTCAGGTACTTCTTATCAACCAGTGCGATAAGCTCGATTGAACATGGCTCAACCCAAAAGCCTTGGGCGTCAGATAAGGAAGTGATTCTGCCGTTGCCCATCTTCACGCCGTACTTCGCCACGGGTTTGGATAACGCCTTGGATAGGTACTCAGCCTTGATTTCAGATAATGTAGTCATACTGCTCCTTATGAATCAGATTCGTTTTCGAGGGCGTCGATTTCCGCTTGAGTTGCTCCGTTATCTAAGCAAAGCTGTTTGAGAATCGGTACGAGATAGGCCTCGATCTTTGAGCCCAAAGTGCTGGTCACCCAGGCCGCTATCGCCGAAGCAAAAGACGCGGCGAACGCTGCGGCCCATCCGATATTTGTTCGAGCTTGTGCCCGCTGAGCGTCTGTCAGGTTGTTCTGCTCTGTGTACAAAATGGCCGTCGGTGCTTCGCCCGTATCGCCTTTTGGCCCGTCATTACCCGTATCCCCCTTCAAACCGCGGGGGCCTTGAACCGAAAGTTTTATCCAATAGCTCGTGTTGGCAAGCACGGTACCCGCGGGAACCGCCTTAATGGATTCATAAATAAAACCGTCACTGTCTTGAACACGGTCAAGAATGTCATAGGAAGCCGTGGCGCTCCACGTGCCTTTCCAAACATAACGGACTTTGCCAATGCTAAGAGTTGGCATATGTAGCCTCCACTATTCCGTTGTCGTTAATTGAAAACTGAGCCGGCGCCAGGCCCACATACTCAAGCTGGAGTACGCCTTCCTCGTTGACCTCAAACTGCCCAAAGCACGTGGCATAAGGGCTTTGACCCATAGGCCCTCTCTCGCCCGGACTTCCCGCAGGCCCCGGACTACCCTGCAAACCGCGCTCACCGCGGGGGCCGCGAAGGTTTGAAATCTTCGTGCCGACGGTCGCGGTTGTTGCCGTTACCGTGGTAATCCGAAACAGATCGCCGTTGGTCGAATTAAGTACCAGGTCTCCGACCTTTACATAGGCAAAAGGCGTGAGATTAGAAAGCGGGAAAGTCTCCGACTCGGATACCGTCGGGCTTGTCCGGGTAGAGAATCCGGTTTGCGCCGCGATTGCTTGAATCTGCTGAAGGGCCTGCTGGCACGTGATCTTGTCGTCATTCGTCGAGTGAGCGTTGGCCTGCGCCTGGGCCGCAAGTTGCTCGATCGTCTGGAAGGTAAGGACTAGGTCATCAATCTCGTCCTTTAGCGCTTTGATCTCCGCAACATCACCTTTGACTGTGTCATAGATGGCTTGTGCCTGCTGCGCGTAATCATTGGCAGTGGAAGCGATCTCAAGGACTTCTGCCAATACCTCCTGTGGTGTGTGCTCTGATGTGCTTGGAACAATCAGGCATCGGCCAAGTGCTTCCTTCAGCTGCTGGCAGTAAATAGTCAGAGTGTCGAGAGCGTCATTAAGGACTTCCGGATAGAAGCCCCCGGCATTAGTGAAGACCTTTTCTTGAAGGAAAGGAGCATTTGAGAGGATCGCCAGCGCTTTTCCGGACGGAAGCGCATTGTTTAAAGTGACCGTGCCTCCTGGAGAATTCTCCTGGTTATCGTTCAGCGTAACCGTGTAGTTCGTTGAGGCAAGCGTCTCGGAGACCGAAGTGTCCTTGTTGTCAGCAACGACAACGGACAAGTCGGATCTCTTCATCACTTTAAAGCTGAATGTGAAGGCCTTTGTCGAGCCGTCACTGATATAAGGACCGGCTCTCCGAAGTTCTTGTGAAATTGACATTAGCGATCTCCTTGCCATCAATTTTCATTTGACAGCAAGGAGGTTTATGGACGGGTTCTTAGTCCTTCTTCGCTTTGCCGGAAAGAACTCCTTGAACAAATTCGCCAGCCCCTGCAGGCTGGATATCTCCTGCTTCAACTCCTGCCATGTAGCCCAGCGGTTTCTTGAGGAAACCAAGCGGCAGGCCAGTCACCACAGAGAGAAGATCCAGCATATTGCGGGTATAGGAACGGGCATTCACATCCTCATCGTTAAGAATCTCAACGGTTTGCTGAATCGCTTTGCCGCTACCCTCAATAAGGCCGTAAGCGGGAGCTGTCATAATTCGACCCACGTAAGGATCGGTTCCCCAGATAAACTGCGCTACATCAGAGACAGCTCCGCCTTTTTGATCTTTAGCTAAGCTGGCGCCGGCAGTGTTAATGAATTGTCCGGCAATAGGAGCCATAGCCACAGCGTTCTTAAAGGATTCCGAGGCCAGCATTCTTAGCATATCGTCCATGCCGAATTCGCCATCATCTCCTGTGTCCGGATCTCCGAAGACAACCGCCTCAATAAGTTTCGCAACAACTGAAGGAATCGTCACAACTAAGAGCGCGTCTCGAGCATACATGCCGTAACGCTTAATTAGTTTCTTCTCCATGCTGTCGGCGTGGAAGCGCTCATTGAGAAGATTGAACTGCATGTTGAAGTAATTGTAGAAAACGAGGAAGGAGCGGTACAAAGCATTTCCTGTTTCGACATTAGCAACGTTTTCCGGAGAGAAGTCGGACATGGTCGTACGGATAACCGAGTCAGCATCCAGAACCGCTTCCTCTGCAGTCCGTCCTTTCTGCAGCGCCTGGTTGTAAGCTCCGACCCAAGTAATCGCATCAATCGGAATCTGGCAGAAAGACTGCAGGAAGTACCCTTTGCGCATCAGGAAGTCATGAACAGGCTGAATGTATTTAGCCTTAGCAGCTACCGTCTTATTGAAGATTCCCTTTTGCTTCGTAACGCGATTATCCTGAGTTGAGGAAATCTTATAGACCTGAGACTGGAATTCCATTGCACGGTCATTAAGGCGAGACATCATGAACGGAGAAAGCTGAGTGATCTGCTCCGTTACCTTCCTCGGATCACGAGCAAAGACTCCGGCAGCGTCAATGAGATTTCGTCCGGAAACCTTAGTGAGCGCAATTGAGAACCCAGTGAACTGCTGCAGAGCGTTCACGATGTGGCCCATCATGATGTTAATGCCGGCAATACCTCTGAGTTCATTGAGTTTCTTGCTGATCCAGCCGCTTTTCCCGTCACTCACATCCTGGGTATAGGACCGTTTAAGCCAGGGCTTAAGCATGTCTTTCATGGTCGTAGGATCCTGAGAATCGATTCTTTCCTTCAGATCCTTATTAATAAGCAGCTTGGCGACATCTTGAGCGACTGGGGCGATATAGCAGAATCTCAGAACTGAGGAAATATGGTTTGAAATGATCGCCATATCAAAGCTCAGAGGTTCGTGATAGTCAGAGGCTCGAGTTTTTGTGAAGCCAGGATTTGATACCGGCATTTGGCTCAGCGAGTCTGACTTAGTAAGCTGGTCAATTTCATCAAACGTGGCCTTGTCTGCTACAAGGTATTTATCCGTTGTTGCCGGAACATAACCGCCTCGATATTCTCCCCACGGAGTTTGAATCGGAGAGGCTTCAATTTCTTTGAATGTGTAGCCATAAAGATCCTTGTAAGCCTTCTGCGCATCCTCCTTTGTCGACTCCAGAAGATCCCAAACCTGTTGTACGAAATCCATGTCCGCTTTTGTGATTGTGCCGTCGGCATAACACTGGGCAATGAATTGATCCCAACGCTTCGTATCTAATTTTTTATTGCCCTCGTTGTCTTCAACCATCTCGGCCCAGGCGTTTCCCTTTCCTCTACCACCGAGCAAGAGCTTTTCTTTGTTCGATTCATTGCCGGTATGAAGAAGAGCGCCGATAAGCTCTGCCTTGGTTCTAAACGTGTAGTCGAGAGTCGGAGCGTAGATGTCTGTCCGAGACAACCATTCCTTCTGCATCGGTTTAATCATCTCTGCGAGTTTTTGCTGAAGTTCGCTGTTGCGATTGCGGAACTTAGCCGTAGCCTGAGCAACCGGATCGTAGATGTAGGATCTGAACGGATGGTTGGGATTGCCTGTATCCATTTTGTTGCACCAAGACTCAACACGAACAAGCGCAGATCCGAGACTCAGGAGGCCATCTTGTTTGAATTTCTCATAAGCGGTTGTTGCCTCTGTCTGTCCCACTGTGTTGTAAGACAGGTTCTGTGTGCTCATCTGGGCAATCAACTCCTTAGCCGCTTGCTCACGAGCTTCTGCTTTTGCCTCACGAGTAGTTTCCTTCCATTGACGAGAGATCGCAAAGAGCATATTCACATCTTCTGCTAAGGCCAGGAAGTCACCGTAAGTCAAAGTGCTGTACCCTCGGCCTCCCTGAAGTCCTCTGTAACGTTTAAATATTCCATCCAACATCTCATAAGTGGGACGAGCAATCTCTTCAAAAACATTGATAGTTTTCTCTACAGCCAGAAGGTCTACATCTTCGGGTTTAGTTTTTCCAAAGCCTTCAATATTGAAGACAGCGCGAAGAACATTAAGCACATCAAGGTCATAAGTCTTAGCCAGTTTCTTGTCTGCGGAGAAGGTCTTTTTCCGGATGCGTTCAAAACGATCTACTTGCTTATCGACATCCAAAGCCTGAAGCGCCGCCTGCAGATACATTAACTGCTGTCGCTTGTATGCGGCGGCTCTTCCCTTATCTCCGCTGGCCAATGCTTCATAAGCCTTCCTGGAGGCTCTTGCCTGCATTGCCACAAAGTTGCGGGGGTTGACGTTGTAAATAGGCATGTTGGCCAGCATCAATTCGGCAGAACGTTTAGCCGCCTCATTGATCATTCTCTGGCTGATTCCTGCAGGACTTCCTGCCAAATACTTGAACTCTGTTGCGACAAATCTTGCCCGAGCTGCGTTCTGCAGGGCCTCAGTAATCTGAGCATCGATACCTGCCTGAGTAAAGTTTTCGGAATACTTCTCAATGCATCTTCGAGTAGTTTCTTCTTCGATGCGCTCGTCTTTTCGTGCTCCGTCAAGAAGACCTTGGACCATATCTTGGACAGTCGCAAACGCATTGCCCTGACCTCGCATGAGTTCCATTACTTCAGACGGCGCCATTCCTCCTTTTTTCGTTAAGCCGAGAGCGCTCAGCTTTTTGGTTGCGGAAGAACTGATCTTGGCGGCCGTCAATGCTTCCGGATCAAATTTCCAATTGATGCCGAAGGTTTCATTGCTCTTTTTGATAAGTTCAAAAGCACGAGTTCCTGCCTCAGCCTCGATCTCCGCCGTAACGCCTTCTTTAACCTTGTCACGGATTTCTTTAGCCTTGCGCTGGATCATCCGCAAGGTCTTGGCTCTGGCGTTCGAGTACCACTTCTCGTCTTTCGCTTTTGCCTCATTTAACAGAGCTTCGCCGTCAGCCAGGGCCTCATCATGCGCCTTCTGCATGGCGATCCAGTCTTCCTCGCTCATGTCTTTGGGCTTTTCGTCAAAGAGCGGTCGCATAGATTCGGAAACTTCAGCCTGGTAGAGGTCGGCTTCTGCATTGAGCATTCGATCCATGACGCGCTGAACTTCTTCAGAGAGCTGGGGCAGCTCCTCTCCAAACTCAGATTTGTACTGAGCCGCTCTCTGCTCGGCCACTCCTCCCGTCCAAGCTCGATAAACGTCTCTGACCCATTTGCCGAGATTCTTGAAAACAGTGATCAGCTTAGGATTGTGCGGCTTACCTGTAGCCAAATAGATTTCGGTCTGATAGGCAAAGCGCTCGTGAAACTTTCTCTTCTCCTCGATGCTGAGGTTCTTCCATTCATCAAGCGACTTGAGGCCGAAGTCTTTCAGAAGGGTTTCTGCGTCCTGTTTGATAAGTCCGGAGACACCTGTTTCTCCCGCCAGCTGCATCAGGTTTTCAAGATACCAGTGGCTCATTTCATGGGCAAAGGTGGACAAGTCAGCATTCGGAGTCAGGTGGATTGTGTTTTGTTTCGGGCTGTAGCCGCCGCGCTCGTTTGTTCCGTTCTGGAAGTAAACAAGAGAGTCCTGAATCTTTTGAGACAGCTGAGAGACGGCCTTAGCCCTCACAGTCTTTCGGTTACTGCTGAGTTCTACACGAATGCCCTTTTCTTCCAAAGCGTCAACCAGTTCTTTGGGAGCGTTGTCCGGCAAAACCGCTCCGGAAAACTCTTCAATGTTCGACTTTTCTGTGACAGGCTTTGTGCTGATCAGAGTGACGTTGCTCGGCTTAAATCCATCCGGAAGCTCCAGGCCAAGCTTGGAAAAAACTTC